TAGCTAACTTCTTCATTGTTGACTTCTATCCAAGTATGATCACCTAAATATTGCACCTGTGTTATATACTCATAACTATCAGGTACCCCTGTTGTCCAATCATTCGGTCCCATTGGAATAAGAATATTTTTCTGTATCTTACTATCAAATGCCAACCAATATGTTTTACCGTGAAACAATTGAAATTTATATTCAGCAGCATGTACCATGTCAGTGATATCAAGTCTGCGTTTTATCTGTTCTGCTTGTTTTTGCAATACTACTACAAGCTCCATAATTCTATTATATTCTTGTTGAGCGTACATTCGTGCTGAGTTCAGCATCAAATCTTTTTGTTGTTTTACTGGGACAAGCTCAAACTTCGGAGCCCCAATATCCATAGGATATGTTAAGCTATGATGTTTATCGGGGTCCGAAGGTTTTAATTTCATATTAAGCTTTTGCTAACATTTGTGGTTTATGTTGTTTCTTTTTGGGTTTTTCATAGAATATATGATTACCTATTTGTGCTACTTTTCTATAAGGCCACATAGGATTTACCCATAAATTGTGAAAGAACAATACAGTGGACGGTACAACATCTTTGTATGAATCATATGCTAACACATTGTAAGCAATTCTTTCACTTTGTTTGTATCTAGGATCATTTACATTTAATGGTCTACGATCACTTTCACATACCCAACTGAATTGGCACAATTTTACCTTTTTATGCCCTTCATCATCAATATATGGGTCATTATCTAATGGAATTAATTTTGTGCTGACTTGATAAACTACTGAACAAGGATTGGTTGCGAACCCATGTTTAACACGATTCATCACAACTCTTGCTACAGCTTGTTTACCTTTTTCAGATTCACTCCCTGCTTCATAAAATATGTTTGTTGCCAAACATTTTAATTGCTTTTGGTCGACTGGTTTTGGTTTCGGTTTCACTTCTGCTACCGGAGGAAGTTCCTCCTCTTCATCCAAAAACAAATCATTATTTGCCATAATTAAAATGGCAGACAGAAAGATTACTATTCCTGCTAAAATATTTTCAACACGTGTGTCACGTAGAAATGTTAATAATTTCATAATTTTCCTTTCCGAACGATAGTATACACTATGTTCTATTAAAAGACAAGAATTTTGGTTTTAACTTATTATTAAGTTAAGATCACAATTCAAAGATTGTCCCAGCAGTCACAATTGCAATCTATAACATCTTGCAATGCTTGACTTGGAGTTTGTGTTGGTACTGAGACAGATGTAGATATATTAAATATATCTAAATTGGAGGGAACTAGATCAGTGTTTGGTGATCCGGCAAAACTTCCAGGTATATTAGTTGCACCTGTTACTCTTGTTACATTCCCTATAGAGGATTGCGGGGTTACAGTTTGAATATTACTTATGTTATTATCCAATTCTAAACCACACAAACCTAACCTATTTGCGTTTCGTATTTCACGCATTAATGCTATTGAACTTTGTCCTCCTAAGTTGGTTGTATCCGATATAGCTTCTAATACTGCAGCAGATTGATACTGCCCTGTATCTAAAGCATACGAATTATAGTTATCTACAAAAGAAGTTATACTACTTATTGTAGCTGTTGCATTTGAAGGGAGTGCTGCTGTTCTAGAGGCAGTCTCCTTCATCAAATTAGTTCCTATTTGACTCCATAAAGTGTTTAACTCTGTTGCCGCAACAGAATTATTATTTCGTATTGTTGTTATTTCTGTATTTGCTTGACCTATAAATGTAGTAAGGTCTGTATTGTACGGACCTGCTCCGGACAATTTATTAAAAATGTTCGTATAAATTGTCGCAAGATTTGATGATTGCAATTGAAGAATTAACTGTTGTATTCTACTATAATTATAATTCAATCCTGTCATTGCGCCAAAAAAGTCTGTAGCCAAATATGTGCCATTTGTTCCTGAACCTAAAGCAATAGCACTAATTGCACTATTAACCGCTGCTGTGTTTACTGGAGTGCCACCTGATCCATTCACATTCAATCCATTTACAGTTTCTAAATTGGTTACAACTTGTGCAAAACTTTCTATGGGAACAGACTGTATATTTCTAATTTGCATCATAGCTGAAGAAAATGCACCACATGCTATTCTTATGTCATCTGGTAATATAGATGTTAAATAAGTTCCGTAGTTAAAAACTCTTACGTTTGGACTCAGTGCCCCGCTAGCGTATATATTATAATAAACTTTACTATTAGCGGCTGAAGTGGCGGTGCTGTATCTAGGTACAGTCAAACTTGCATAACTATTAGGAAATAATTTTATAGGATTTAGCAAATCTGCTAATGACTGCAATCCAGTTGTTTGTACATTTAATGGTATTAAAACATCTGTTAAATCATTTCCTGTAACTAAAACAAAAGCATTATAAATTTTTTGCTCTTGTTGCGGAGTAACTTCCACTCCGTTTAAAATACTGTTCACTTCTGTAGTGGTTAAACCACTGAATATTAATGCATAAGATAATGCTTGTGATATTGCATTGTTTCTTTGCAGAGTGATTAACAATACACTAGGTGTACCAAATTTATCTATATTGGCTAAATTAATTGCTCTGCCCAAATTTATTAAATCTTGCCCCCAATAAAGAGTTGCTTGATTAACGCCAGTAATATCAGCAGTAATCAAATCATTCATGTTACTGTAAATGCCTTGAAGATAATTCACACTGTTTGCCAATGAAATTATTGTTGGGTTAGTAATATCCCTAAATGACATGGCAGTAATAAAACTTAAACAAAAATCTCTGTAGGCGCCACCTCCAGTAACAAACTCATTGTATGCTTGTAATGCAGGAAATCTTATGAATCCATATCTTGCTAATGAATTTGAAACGGTCGATGAATAAGTTGCGGGCTTTGAATTTCCTAAAGCAGGAATAGTAGAACTACCAATTGATATTAATGCGTCATAAACTGCCTGACTAACATCATTAACACCTACCCCTATTTTACCGTGGGCTAAATTAATAGAATCAATTAACCTGTTTAATACAGTAGATGAACCTATAGTTCCTTTAGTATAATTAGCTTCTGCAGTGCTTGAACCCATAAACCCTGCAGCAGTTGCATTTATGGTTAAGCCTGTGCTTGAAAGAAGTGAAGCTGTTAAATTTATACTATTTGGTGTTTGCTGACCTTGTAGACTCATGGACAAAAAATGTCAGGACTGCCTTGAACGATACTATGTCCGCAGCTATTTCCTGAACCGACTCTTAACACTGGGCAACCTTCTGCAAATACAGTTGGACTTCCATCTGTAGTTGTTGCAGCCGCATGTGGCGGGTGAGGTGGACCAAATGGTGCGTGTGGTGTTATTTGACTTACATGTAAGCCAACTGGTATACCATTCGCAAACACTGTACCAGCACCGCGCATTATTGCGCCGCCTGGTTGATCAGTGTCCCCTTTTCTACTAAGTTGTGGCATCCTTATCCTAATATAATTTGTTTCTCTGGTACTTGTATACCGGTAGTAGCTTCGATATACTTTACCTTAACTTGTTCATTAGTGTCTGCAACTATTGCAACACTATTAATATTTAGTCTAAAAACACCGTTCATATCAGTAGTAAATAAGCTAGGGACCATGCCTATTCCTTTTTGACTAGGAGCAATGCTCACAGGCTCGCTGATTTCAACGGTTTTATCGGTGATTTTTATCACTTTTGCTACTAATTCTTCTCCGCTATTTAATTTGAACGAATATACTTCATTTATGTTAATATCCATGTTTATCCCATTAATTTTCTGTGTAATTCTGTATAACCACCTATTAGTTCATCATTTATAAAAATCTGAGGAACTGTACGTGCATTAGGTACTGCTTCCATTAATTGATCTTTTGTGTAATCTTTATTAATGTTTCTTTCTTCAAACTCTATATTCTTTAATTTTAACAAAGCCTTGGCTTTATCGCAGAAAGGACACATATCCTTACTCCAAACTATTGCTTTCATGTTTTTCCTTTTATAAATCTGGTAATGCTTCGTAATCAACTGTGTCACTCATTACACCAATGACATAGTTTGTACTTTCATTTTCTTGTAAAGCTGTTTGCTTTTTATTGATATTAACGTGTTTATTGAACCACGGTATAGGACTTACCTTTGGGTGATTTTCTAAATACTTTATTCCAATATCTTTTAATCTATTAAAAGCGGTCCAGTCTACAAAATCTTTAAGTATATCTGCATTTAGTCCTATTACAACGCCTTTACTAAAAAGATATTCAGCCCAATCTTTTTCTTCATTTATAACTTCCATATAGAGATTATAAACTTCTTTTTCACATTCTTGTTTTGCAATAACAAAACGTGGATCATCTTTAACTACATTATTAATTAACCATGCAGTCCATTCTGTATGCAGTAATTCATCTTGTAATATCAAACTGATGATATTACCATTACCCATGTAGATTCTATTCTCAACCATTGCTAAGCTTGTAGCGAATGAAACCATAAAACGCAATGCTTCTAGTGCGTAACTAGCATTTAATGCTAACCAAATTGCTTTAATATGTTCCATCTCAGGTATTGTTTCACCTGTTTCTTTACGGCAGTTAAGTTGATGCAAATCTTCATAGTAACGACCAATGTTTGTAGCCATGTCTATGATTTCTTTTGTGTCATGTATCTTATTAAATTCTTCTTTAGGTACACCATACACATTACGAATGATATGTGAATAACTTTTACTATGAATATTTGTTTCAAAGAAACTCCAGTTGTTAACTAATGCTTCTAGTTCTGGGACGCTAATCACAGGTCCAAATACTTGTGCAGGTGCACGACCTTGAATACTATCAAGTGCTGTTTGGCGCAATAGGTTACTAGTAAAGATATGTTTAACTGCCTCACTAGAATCTTTGTGATCAATTTTATCTTTAGTTAATGTAATTTCTTCTGGCACCCAAAAGAAACCACGTGCAGTTTCTTCGTATTTTGTTACCTTAGGGTATTTAACTTCTTCAAAACGTTGAACCGTTACCGGACCTTCTGGATCTAAAAACATGGTGCGCTTTAGATAATTTGTTTGTTTACTTAAATTATATTGTTCTTTACTCATTATCGTGTGCCTGCATAAGGATTTGGTGCTGCTACTGGGTGTTTATCACATGCTGATGGATTTCCCTGACCAGCTTCTGTTAAAAATTCTATACCTTGTGCTATTTGACCAATAGGGCAACTGCATGTTGCTGTTGTTGTGCCGTTGATAGGATTTCTATCATAGATACACATCATTCCCCAACAGTTAGTACTTTCTTGTGCTACATCACCTGAACAAGTTTGTACCTTTGCTCTTGTTGCACTAATAGGATTAGTTACAAAATTATTTGCTTCTTGCGGGTAGTGTAGACGTGGCGCAAATAAACTCCATACTTGTTTATCAGGGTTTTCAACATTACATGTACCCTTCATAACACCAGCACTTAAATCAGCAATACTTTTACCTTCAAGTACTGGACATTTACAAACTACTTCGGGATATGTTTTTCCGTTGTTAGTTGTAATGGTTCTGCCTGTTTCTGTGCAAGTGCTAGCGGCGCACAATGCAAATTTACCTTCGCAAATTGTCAATTCATCTGCAAAAGATGTTGATGCTAGTGTTAGTAGCAATAGTAAAAGTTTTTTCATAATTTATCCTCTTCATACATGACTGTGTTTGTATCTCCTAAAAACCACTTAGGATTCTGTTCTACTACATATTTTTTAGTACATACTTTAAAATCAGGGAACTTCAATTCTTTTGGATTACTTGCAGCATCTAAAAATAAACAACGATTATTAGGTTGTGCTGCATATTGCCCATTATTTAATTCTATAAAATTAAAACTCTTATGATCTTCTGGCCACTCAGCATAACTAGTATCTATAACATTTAAATCTGGTGCTGAATGATCAACAGTAAACATATAGTTACCTTCATGAAACTTTTTATCTTTAGCATAAAACTTACAACTAAGATTTCTTAGAAATGCTTTTTGTATAACAGTAAAGTCATAGCTGAAACAATCCCAAATCTGTAGTGTGTCTAAAGATAGAAACTGTGTAGGGTCAAGATTCTCTGTGCGTGATACAAACGCATGTAAAGGTAGTTTGTCATAAAGTGCGCCATAGTTTGGTAAGTATGCCTCTATTCTAAATGCTTGACCACGAATGCTTTTGATTGATACCCATATACAAGGTTCATATTCACCATGCCCCTTTTCAAAGTCATATAAAAACTCTTTGCGTATATAACAATGAACTGGTGGTATGTTAGCTACAAGATGTGCCATTATAGAACACACGCCTCACAAGCTTCTTCATCTTCCAATGGTTCGAGCTTTGTGAATTCAATTACATTATCATCTTTTAATGCTGCCTTAGAACCCATTTTATTAATTAAGCTATAATAAATGGTTTTTAATCCCCACTTGTATGCAAGCATTAAATTTTTAGCAATTAATGTAGCACTAACTTTACCTTCAGGGAAGTATGCAGGATTATAAAAAGTATTTGTACTAATGCTTTGATCAATGTAAACAGCAAGAACTGCACTTGTTTTCAAATAATCTATACAATCATGTTGATCCCACATTAATTGATAGCGATTCTTTAATCGCTTGTATTCTGGTACAACTTGTACAAAGCTTCCTGCTTTGCTTTCTTTAACACTGATAAGTTCCATGGGTAATTCAATACCGTTTGTAGAATTTAAAACTACACTAGAACTTTCTACAGGAGCAATAGCCATCAATGTTGCATTACGAATACCATATTGCTTTAATTTTTCTCTTAGTGGTTCCCAATCCATGCTAGGACTAAAATCAGTCAATTCATTTGCGCCCTCTGCTCTACGCTCCCAAGGGAAAATGCCTTTACCATAGTATGTACGTGAACTATTTTTACATGGTCCACGTTCTTGTGCTAACTCGACACTCATTTCAGTTAGGTAATATGCTTGATGTTCCATCCAGCGTTTTACTTCTGCTAGACCTTCATTTGTACCATAACGTAAGTGTCTTTTTGCATGCCAATAGGCAAGGTTAGTAATACCAACACCCAATGGTTCAAAATCTTCGTTTGCAAGTTTACTTTGTATGCTTAAAAAATCCTGATAGCTTAGGAGATTGCTTAGACTGCGCACAAGTACTCTACAGGCTTTTCGCATGTCTTGCGGATTTTTAAATGCACCCCAATTTACACTACCTAATGTGCAGAGAGCGATACGACCCTTTTCATCTTCTATTCTCTGAAATGGTTTCGTAGGTAGTAATATTTCTTGACAAAGATTACTTTGATATATTGGATCAACTTTAGTATCAAACGGGCCTTGATTTATAACATTATCAATATTAACCAAATAGATACGCCCAGTATCTGTTCTTTCTTTTAAGATACCATTTTTGAATATTTCTACTGCTGGTAAAACTTTCTTGCGCAACCCTTTTTTACTTTCGTACATTGTGTACAAACGTTCAAATTCTTCTGTATCGCTATAGAATGCTTCATATAAATTTGGCACTTCATGTGGATCAAACAATGTTATATTTTCGTTTTTCTTATAGCGATTCCAAAACATCTTATTAACTACAACACTGTAATCCATTTGTCTTACACGTGTTTCTTCTGTGCCTTGGTTATTTTTAAGCACAATCAAATCTTCAAACTGATAATGCCATACAGGAAATGTTACAGTACAGCTTGCATTACGTACACCACCTTGACTGCAACTACGTAGATCACCAAACCATTTCTTTAAGAAAGGTATCATGCCTGTATGTTTGATTTCACCGTTACGTATTGGCGCTCCTAATGGGCGAATACGACCGATCTCTAATCCTATGCCAGCACGTTTGCTAGCATATTTTGCCATCATTTCACCAGCAGCAAAAATTGAATCAAGAGTATCGTCACTACTAATAAGCACACAACTACTAAATTGTTTTGTAGTTGTGCCAAGGCCTGCCAAGACAGGCGTGGCCAATGTGAAATGCCCGTCACTAGCACATTCATAATATTCTTTAACATATTTTAATCTCTTTTCCTTAGGTTCGTTATGAAAGGCAGTAGCGGCGGCGATTGCATAACGCACCTGCGGTGTTTCAAAAATTTGACCAGTAGCACGGTTTTGAACTAGGTACTTTTCTGCTAATTGTGCGATAGCCGCATAGGTATAATTTTCGTCCTTGCTATGGTCAATAAACAAATCAATAATATCCCATTCTTCTTTAGTATACCATTGTAACAATTCTGGAGTGTACATACCCAATTGTACATTTTTTGTGATTATTTCGTATAGAGATGGTGGTTCATATTGTCCATACACCTCTTTGCGTAGCATACTAACCTTTTGTCTACCAGCAACGTATTGATAGTTAACGTCATTGATGTCCGTGTTTTCGCTTTCATCAATAAGGTCAACCATTGCTTTAAGTAAGAGTTCGTCTATTGTTTGTGTATGAATCCCATCATGTAATTGTATTTGGGCTTTTATTTCTATCATGCTTGGGCTAACGTTATCTATACCCTTGCATCCGTATGCTACTTGTCTTTGAATTTTGCTTATGTCTAATGGAACTGATTCTCCATTACGCTTTATTACGTGTATATCCATTTATTTGCCTATTTTATTGTTATATGTGCTGTATGCTGAAGTGATAGAATATTTAACTGTTTGGTACTTATAAACTACATATATATTTTACGTATCATTCTAGACTACAACTTTTCAAAAGGAATTAAGCCAGCTTTTCCAATTGATTTTTAATGTTTATGTCACTCTTTATATCAAAATCATTAATTATGTTCGTTTCAACTGTATTAGGCCAATAATTTAAAATATGTTCATTGTTAACCAATATTAACAGTACATCATTACCCATCTTATCACATGCAGTAACCATTCTGAAATTTTCTTCACCTGTCATGTACAAAGTATAACACATTCCCAATGCTTTAGCAACATTGCAATACAGATTTTCTACCAAAAGTTCCCAAGGATCGGGCCAGTTTTGTGTGTCTTTTAGGTGTAGGTAATGATTTACGGTTGGGGCGTTTTGCCACCATTTATCTATTTTAATACACTTACTTCTTAGATCGGAATTCTTAATATCTTCTTTTAAATCGTGCCAACTTTGTAATCTTGCTTCGTATTCAAGTTGAAAGATGTTCATTTATTGTTTTTGTTAAATTAGTTAAATCTGCACAAGTATATTTTTGATAGCTATGTAGTAATTCTTGCGGCATTGGAATTTCTTGTATAGTTGCACCAGTTTGTGTTGCTATAATCGCTGCCACTTCCATAAAGCTACGTGCTGTTCCTGTACCAATGTTGTATATGCCTGTTGATTTTATATTTAAGAACTTTTTATGTACTTCTACTACTTTATTGACATGCACAAAATCACGCAAATAATTTTGGCTATCTTCAAAAACTTTTATTACACCGGTTTCATTCGCTTGTCGTAAAAATTGAGTATAAGGACTTGCTTGATTTCCCTTGTGTTCTTCACCATCACCATAAACGTTGAAATACCTAAAGCCTTGAATACTTATGTCTTTTTCTTTCGCAAGTTCATATTTTGTTGCAGCATATCGTTCAAAGATATATTTACTCCAAGCATATGGGGTTCTTGGATCTACTGGACTGTCTTCAGTGAATTGTTCATTTAGCCCATAGATACTAGCACTACTACTGTATTGAAAATTAATATTAGAAGCTATACATTTATCTAATAACTCACAACTAAAATCATAATTTTGAGCCATTATTTTTTCAACATTTTTCTCTGTCGTGCTGCTTATTGCACCTATATGAATAACCCAGTCAACCCCTTTTAAATTAGGGAATTTATCTCCCCATTCAAAAGACAATGTTTCATGTTCGTTTAAAGATTTTAATATATGATTACCGATAAAACCTTTATGACCGGTTACTAGAATTTTCATGATTGACTATCCCCTGGCAAAATTCTATAATTATCTTCTACACTGTCAGGTGTACTAACTTCAATAATACTACCTTCTTCAATGCATATCAGTTGATGTGGGAATAAAGGTTTATTTCTCCATACATTACCTTCTAATAACTCAACTTCATGCTGTGACGCATCTGCCATGTCTATATATTTTACGATAAATTTACCTGATAAAACTAGCCATGTCTCATCTTTCTCTTTATGAAAATGCATACTGAATTTAGAGCCAGTTTTAAAATTCAATATCTTTCCGCAATAATGTTCGTTGGTGGTAAAAATAAATTCATTACCCCAACCTTTTTCTATATGTCCTTCAAGTCTTGTCATTTATTTCCTCTATTTCTTCTAGGGTTGGACTATAAACTCCTATGTGTTGTATAGTCACACTGCTAGCCTTTATTGCAAATTCTATAGCTTTTAAAATATCTTTAATGTTACAATACTGATATGCAAGTGCTGACAGAAAGGTATCTCCTGCCCCACATACATCAAATGCCTCTATATTTAACGCAGGAATAAGTTGATCTTTATATACTGCTCCTGTACTTCCTTTTGTGACAATCAAATCTGAAGGAAAAGTTTTAGCTGCATCAAATTCTTTTTGATTAATTTTAACAAAGCATCCTTCAAATCTTATTAGGTCTGTTTTTTTAGTGTCTACAAATACAGGGCCTGCATAATGAATTCTTATGTTTTCTACTAAATCGTATGAGATTGAACCTTTGTCATAATCGCTTATCACAATAGCATCGTAGTGATCAAGTTTTTTATAATCAACTTTGACTGGTTTACTTGGTGTATCTTGATCTATTCTTAATAAATGGTGTTTTGTTTTTGAGTCTATTACTCTTGTTTTAATAGAAGTTTTGATTCCATGTAAGAACTCGACTTCGCACTCTAATTTTTCTAAATTATCTTTGACATTTGCAGCCATACCTGCTTTAGTTACAGTATGAGTATAATTTATTATAGGTACAGGTGCTTCTGGACTGATTCGATCTACAGTACCATATTGATATTGATCAACTCCATTATCACCGATCAGTAATATCTTGAATTTTTTGTGTTGTGCTGTATCCATCAATTCTATCAAAAAATACTAACTCTTTACAAACATCTTGACCAATAATTGGTTTATCTTTATAATCGCTACCCTTAACCATTACGTCATGTATAGATACAAGATACTCTAATTCTTCATCTGTGTCAAATATATAAACGTCATTAACTGACTTTAGGTTAATAAGAAGTGTTGATCTTTCTTGTTGAGTGTTAATTGGTCTATCTTCACCCTTCAACCTTTTTACCCGTTCATCACTGTCAATAGCAATAGCAAGTTCATCACCTAAAGTTTTTGCATAATTAATTAATGCAATGTGTCCTTCATGTAATAAATCAAATGTACCGTTTACAAATATTTTTTTCATAGTTTACCATTTAAAATTAGGGTCATTTACAACTGAGGGAGAATTCTGACTCTTATATAAGATTGCTACTATTTCCCCATTCATTTTTGCAACCAATGCATCTATATTTAAACTTTTTAATATCCCTGTCATAGATTTTTCCGTAAATCCTGTTCGGTGACACATAGGCTCTCCGAATCTTTCAACTAAAACTCTAGAACTATACAGTATATCAATAGGACAGATAGGACCAACATTAGTATCATATACAGGGGTGAATAAATCATCCTCAATCATATGTGCTATACTACCTATGTCGGGTACTCTTATAACAGCGAACCCATCAGGCTTAATTACACGCAACATATTTTTGAATACATCTGGTAATTTATGATAATAAACATGCTCAACTACATGACATGCCCATATAGCATCAACACTATCGTTTGGTACATTTTCTAATGTTGTAATATCGCTTATGATATCAGGATTACACTCAGCAACATCTAATTTTAATTCTTTATAATCATTTATTTTAAAATATTCAGTTTGTTTATGTACACTCGTTGTTCCTGCACCAACATTTAATATTAACTTTTTATTTGTGTTAAACAAATAATCATACTTTTTAGTTTCATTTTCAGCGAATTGATCCCATAATTCTTTCCAATCCAAATAAGGATCTTTCTCTGTATCTGCTTGAGCATGTAATGCACAGCTAGGTATAGGAGTAAAAAGTAAACATCCTCTATCGTGAAAGAGTCTATTAATTGTCTCATCTTCCATTACACTGTCAACTTTATGCTTTCCCATTGCTTCAAACAAATCAAAGTTTTTAACTAGTGTGGGATAATCAACCATAAAACAACTAGCAGTACCAAATGCAGTTCTCCAATGACGCTTGATACCTAAGTGTACCGTAACCATTGGTTGACGTTCTGGGGGTATTCCGTATCTGTACGGGTCATCAAATGGGTATATGCATACTGGTAATTTAGACTTTTCACTAAATCTAAAGTATGCGTCAACCATTTCAAAGATGCATGTTT